ATAGAATCACTCACATTTCATAATAAAATAGACGGCATAATACGACGGCCTGGGATCGATTGCGTTCAGGGTTATGCTCGATCCGGACGTGTGATCATGGGAGCCGTTGCCTGTCGCCTGTTCTAAGACCGTGCTATCCTCTTGCATCAATGTGCCTGAATAGCTCGTACCACTATCAGCTCGAAGAGATTTTGCGTTTCGTTTTTCGGTATAAGTGTGGGCATGGACGGGAAGTTCTGCCGTTGTGAGCTGATGAGATCCTATTGTGATTGAGGCCGTGGGGGTGATAGTTCCGTTCCAGCTCCCTGGGCCTCCGGTATCTCCAGGATTATAGGCCCCGCCAGCGCCAATTACAAAGCGCTCAACCAGATTGGGGGTAGTGTAGCCATTGTGGGCAGCCCCATCGCATACATACCAGCCCGTTGGTATGGTGCCCTGGTACCAGGCCATGATAGCCCCTATGGGCATGATCTCTTGGACAATTACACTCAGGTGATTGCCGTCCAAAAGATCTGCATCACAATCCGCATAATTGGTGGTCGAGAAAAATGATGAATCGGTCTGAGTCTTCGTGAAATACCGGGTATCGTGGTTGTGCGCCACGACCAGAGCATTTATTGATGTCCATTGGCTCTCGATATGGTTCATGGCTTCCGCTGATCGGAGATCAGTATCGCCCCAGGGATCTTGATATTTTGTATAGGCCATCTATACCGCCCCCTTCATGATAAAGGCCAACGCATGGAACGGGGGCCTCTTGTCCTGGCTGGCCGTGCCTGCAAAGCTCCCAGTGTGAGTATGCGATTCTCCACCACCAACAGAAGCGGTAGTCCCATATTCATTTGTTATCACTACTCCTTCTGCATAAGTAACAGATCCGTCTCCAGAAGGCACGCCGCAACCTCCGGTCGTACCCCACCAGTCGGAAATGGTACCATGAGTATGCTTGGGGATCTCAGCAGCAGTCAGAACATGGCCGCCTATGGTCACTGAGGCAGAGCTCGCCGTGACACTATTGGATCCGCCCAAGTCGCCCAGGTCATAGTTCCCGCCCGCGCCTACTGGGAAGCGGTCCCTCATGTCTGGAGTCGAATTCAGGCCATCGCAGAGGTACCATCCTGCCGGGATGGACTCAATGGTAGAATGCCACATCCCTATGCATCCGGCCGGGGTGCCCGAATTGATGATCTGGAGCGCGGTCCATCCGTCTAGTTTGGCGGCAATCATCCCCGAGCCGGAGCCGTCTGTGGCTGCTGTGAAATACTTGGCATTGGCCTCAGTCTTGGTATAATACCGTTCACTGTGCCCGATCGCGTCAATTGCCGAAATAGCGGACGTGTAGATAGTCTCCAGGTTATTGAGGCCATCGACCTTGTCCACCGTACTCATGCCCGTTTCGGCCCAGGTGGTAGGGATGTAAGCCATTTTTTACCTCTCATTCAGGCGGCCAAATTCGCCAAAGCTTTCCAAACAGCAGATCCTTCTACGCCGGTCGTGGTGCACATCCACCCAGGAGTGCCGCTGGCTGCCGCGGCACTGTTCCATATCACCATTCCACGTTATTAGTAGTCTTTTCATTTCTTACAGCCCCGTCCAAGTCCAGGTCGGATCACCTGAGTGCGTTACCTTTATTGTATTATCCGGCCCCAACGTGAACGCTCCAGATATCAGTCCGGTATTCACACTATTTATAGCAATCTGAGTTACAGTGCCACCTGATATAGTTACAAGTACAGGGCAGCCGAAATAATTAGTATAGGTGGTACCACTAACCGGATTAGTTGCAGGTTCGGTTAGATCACCCATCGGGTTAATGCCAATGTTATTAGTTATACGTTTCTTAGCAATGTTGNGAGCATTATCGTAGAAGGCGCCGTTTGATACAGATAGAATAGTATTTCCAAAGATATTAGCGGAACTATACGTTGTAATTCCAAGCGTTGCTATTCTATTTCCTCCAGTNATATAATTTCCAGAAATGATGGAATCGGAACCACCTGCTAAATTGTTTATACCAATTGACAAATCATAACTAGAATTAACAAATCCAAATTGAATGCTATTGCCAGTAATAGTATTACGCGGACCATTATTATAAATACCACATCCACCAGATCGTATGACATTGGAACTTATAATATTCCCACCAGATCCAGTATCAGAAATGTAAACGGCTCGTTGAGAACTATTATATATACGAGTATTTATGTAAGCATAGTTATAATTGCTTTGCATAGATACAAATGTGTTATCTTCGATAATATTGTTTAATGCAGAATTTATTAACACTAATGGNCNCTTTACGTAATCAAAAATACATTGTGTGACGAATAATCCATTNGTACCACTCAGAATAATACCACTACCAGCATTCCATATTCCACATTGAGATATTATACCATTATCGCATTCTCTAAATTCAAATGCTGTCATGTTAGAGCAAATATAATTTATCAACAAATTGCCAAGTGTTTGCCCTCCATAATGAGGCAAGAAATGTATATTATTATAAATATCGCCGTGCCCGCCATTGTCCACCAGAATACCCTTATGAATCACTGTGCCTACAAGGCCATCGATCACGAGATGGGAGTGACCCAATGTAGCATCCAGGAAGTCGTAAGCGTTTACNATATGGCAGTTCATTATGCTTACATGAGCGGGCCACTGCGGACCGGAAAAGGCCAGAGTGATGGTGTATGGGTATATCTTAGGGGTGGANGAATTCGTTTCCTGNTTAGGATAATAAAAATCAATATTGGTAAGCTTGGAACCTCCCGTGAGTTTTACTGCTGTATGTGTGGCATTCGTTATGCAAAAGCGAGCAGTAGAATTCGTCACAAAGCCGTTATCTCCGCCCAGTAACCCAGTCCCGTATATAGCGGGAACAGTGCCGCGAAACTCAACTCCAAGGGGCACGGTCAGCGTCCCTCTGAACTGGTAATCATTTGCTGCTAGGAGAACCGTTCCCCTGCCACCGAGGGCCGCGGCTGCTTCCATAAGTGTGAGTTCGTCTGCGGTTCCATCGGTTGTAAAATCATACACATCCGAAGGACCGACCGATATCGTGTTCTCCGATATTGCCTCACCGAGGATATATCCACCGCTCAGGGTGATATTCTCCCCCACCGGGACGCTATGGCTCCAGTTAATCCTATCCAGGCCGATCTTTGTGGCCGCATCGACACAACTGCATAGCAGCAGCAACATACACAACATCAAAATCAGTTTTTTCATCATAAAATCACCTCAATATTGATAATTAGTTCGAATCTTGTCACCAGGTATAAGCGGGGCAGCCATTGTTATCGTAATGCCAGACAGAATGTAGTCCTCACCAACTCCGACAGTCATATACTGGCCGTTCAGGTAGAGCATAATCTGGCCCACAGGAGTATGAGCCAGCGTGAAAGTAACATTGACGCCGTTTATGGTGCCGGACGGTATCTCATTGAGGCTCCATCGACAACCCAAGATAGCTTGTGTCTCTGTTAACGTTTTTTTCACAAAAGCGCCCGCCCCCGAAGCTACCAGAAAATCGTTTGCAGCAGTAGCTAATGCATGCTTTATGTACTGAGTGTGATCGTCGTCCGATAGTCCGGTAAGCCCGCCATGGTCTATACTAGCCGCGGATGTTGGATAGATCTGCCTCCAGACAGCCGCCCCAGTGGTCACATCCTCCGCAATGAATATGGTATGATCCACCGTGTTGATCCAGATCGAGCCTATGGAATAGCCGTCTGCAAGATCGTTGGTTACTGCCGGATCCACCACGCCATTGAGCTTATTTTTAGCTATGAGGCTGTCGATGACCTCATAGTTGCTGTTTATAATAGCCAAGCTGGCGTGCTCGGGGCCTTCCGGTTTCAGGATGCCAGGGTTTCTTATGCATGGAATTGACATTTTTCAAGCCTCGTAAGTGTCAGCGAAATTGAGCTGCAAGCTTTCAAGAGCATTTTTGGTCTTGACAAACTCGTGCTTCTCCATCTCGATCCCGGTCCCTGCCGTCGAGCTGCATCCATCTCCGCCCCAGAGTCC